TAGGTGTGCCGCATCCCCTGCATCTTGCCGCCGTATGCCTCGCCGTAGACGGTCACATTGTCGTGGCCCAGCGCACGAAATGCCTCGCACAGCGCCAGCCGGTCGAAGCACGCCTCGAACGCCTTGGCTCCGGCGCCTCCCGACGAGCCGTGCACAACCCCGCCGCGGTACATCACGTGCGCACTCGTGCCGTGCACCTTCTCCATCGCGTACAGCCGCCGGAACTCCAGGATCCGCTGCGCACGCGGCCTGTACAGGTTCTCCATGCTCATGTAACTCACTCGCCACCTCCCGCCAGTTCGTCCACCGTCTCGACCACCTCGCCCACCGCCCGCCCGATCGCCAGCCGCAACGCCTTCGTGCCCAGCGCCGACACCTCGACGCCTTCCTCGCCCAGCGCATCCACCGCCCCCCGAATCGCCGCCGCCGCGATCTCGACCAGCCACACAGCCGGCACCGCCTCCGAATGCAGGCGTTGGTGGTGCAGGTGGCACAGCGGGACCGCCGCGAAGTCCGACCCCTTCAACGCCTTGCCCCCACCCGTCGCGCTCCCGAACGCGTGGTGCGCTTCGACGGGCCCCAAGCAGTGCCCCATCCCGAGACCACGAAGGCAGCACGGGCGGGTGCGGACGGTGGCGAGGTGGCGGGGGGAGCGCGCGGGGGTGGTCATGGCGTCACACCGAACAGCACCGGGCACCGCTCGGCGAGCAGCGCCTGAGCTACGTCCATGACCTCGCGCATCTGCGGGTGCGCCGCCGACGAGGTACGCAGCTTCAAGATGTGCCGCCACTCGCGTGCGTTGCAGGTCATGACGATCTCGGTCTTGGTCGAGTTGGGCAGGACCGCCCGAGCCCATTGCGGTGAGACCCCCTGCTGACGCATGATGCTGTACGCCTCTTCTGCCTCCAGCATGACGTTGAACCACCGGCACTCCAGCCAGTCCCACCCGAACTCGAAGTCGTCAGCGCCGATCAGCCCGACACCTGCACGATGGCCCTTCTCGTACTGGCCTGGGGTGATGGCACACCGGTAGAACATGCCGCTTGGAATGATGAACTGGCAGTGCCCGCCGTGTCCCTCTGCCGTCTGGTCGACGTACCGGGTGCTCTCCTGCGAGAACGCCACCCCGATCCGGTGACGCACCAACTCGTGCGTGACCCCTCGGTCGGTGATGAAACGCAGGGTCCAGCCGACGTGCTCCAGCACCGACTCGTGACCGCGCTCGATGATCCTCCGGATGAAGGCCTCGGCACCTGCCAGCGACCCGTCGCTCTTGGCCTCGCTCTTGTAGCACACGCGCCCGGCCGCTTCCAAGATGCGCACCGCTTCCTCATTGGTCGGCCCGAACTCCAGCACCACGCTAGGTTTCAGCAGGATCATCACCTACACCCCGTCCATCCGCTCTGCGATCCTCGCGAGCCTCACCAGCGTCTCGTCGCCAATACCGGGCACCGCCCCGCCAGCCCGCCACGCGCGAACCTCGCCAATCACGCGCTCCACCATCTCGCGCTCCCACCCGTGCAGCCGACGCACCGCGGGCGAGAGGTAGCGCAAGATCCCCTCGGCTCGCGCGGCGTTCGCAGCCATGCGCTCCAGGTACCGTGCGGACCCCTCGCCCACGATGATCGGCGTTGCCATCTACTCGCCCCGCGCTTCGGTGTGGGGGAACTCGACGTCGATGATCATCCTCACGAGAAGCCGCTTGGGCATGCGCGGCGTGGCCACCAGCCCCATCCCGTGCGCCAGCTTCACCAGCGACTCGTTCGTCATCTGCTCAAGCTCCCCCGCGCGCCCCACCGTCTTCGCGTCCACCGGCTGGCCGTCGCTCACAGCCCGGTCGTCGTCACCCACCACCCGCGGCGTCCAGCCCTTCGCCGGCTGCTCGGCGGTGGTCTCGGCGGTGGTCTCGGTGGTCTCGCCGCCCAGCGGGCCGTCGTCGTCGAGGTCCGCCACCGTGGGCTCGTCACCCGCCAGCCCCTCTTCCTCCGCGAGCGCCATCGTCGCCTTCGCCACCTGGTCGGTGCCCATCTCGGTCATCTTGCGCCGCACGCTCTCCGACCGCTCGTGCTGCGTCGTCGTCGCGTCGTCCGCGATCTCGGCCACGAAGTCGCCGTCGTCGGTCTCCGTAAGCGTCACGCCCGTCACCAGGTGCTCGTTGCCCTGGATGTAGTCCTCTGCGATGGCCTCGATGACCGACACCGGCCACGCACCCTCGGCGTCGATGCCGTTCAGCACGCGAGCGATCGCACCCGCGAACCGCAGCCGCCCGCGCACCGCCTTGGGGACCTTGAATGTGACCGTGACGAACTTCTCGTCGTCGAGGTCGCCCTCGAGCTTCGGCTTGCGCTGGATCTCGTCCTCGTGCCACAGCACCTCGTGCACCGCGCCATCCGCCAGCAGGATCAGCATCGGCGGAAACACCTTCTTGCGCCGCTGGCACGCCGCGCACTCGATCGACACCATGCCCCCTGTGTGGCTCATGCGGGGGTCGTTCCACTCCGTGCCGTGGCACTTCGCGCACTTCGCCTCCGCGTGCCCCCGGGCCTTCACGTCCACCGACCCAGTCGCCACCAACTTCTCGTCGCCCATGATCCTCACCTCCCAGCTTCGTCATCGTCACCGGTGTCGGCCAACACGGCCGCCTCCAGCGCATCGATCACACCGTCGACCCCATCCCGGCCACTCGTCGTCCCGACCTCGAGATCCGCCTGGCCGTTGCTGCCCTTCGCCTTCGCGCCCTTCGGTGGGCGCTTCACGACCTGCTCTTCCTCGACCTCGACGTAGCGCATGGTCCGCGTGTCGTACTCCAGCAGCACCGCACCAGGAACCCGGATGCCGTCCCACCTGACCTTCTCGTCGTACACCTTCAGCCGCGAGCCGCCAACGCGGTCGAGGCTCAGGATTGTCATCGCCATCTGCTTGATCGCCGCCGACCCACGGATGTCGTCGCGGGTGATGCGCCGGCTCTTCCCCGTCACCTGGTTGACCCGGTTCTTCGTCGGGTGCGCCACCAGCACCAGCGCCACCCCGTACTTCGCCGGCCACCCCTGCACTTCCAACACCACGCGGTTGATCTCGTGCCGCTCGTCCCGCGCCTGCCAGTCCATGATGAAATCCAGATGGTCGACGAACACCACGCGACCGCGGTGCCGACGCACGAAGGCCTCGATCGTCTTCTCGACCACCTTCAGACCGACCATGCCCTCGAAGTGCCCGACGTGCACCGGCAGTTCCGCCAACTCGTCACGGGCCGCCCGGCGCTCGCTCTCGTCCATCAGGAAAAACGACTTGCCCGCGACCATGGACCCCTGCTTGCGGGCGATCTGCTTGCGGGTCATCTCCGGCGAGATCATCAACCCAGGCGCCCCAGCCTTCGCCAGGCACAGCAACAGCGCGTTGCAAAACGTCGTCTTGCCCGCCTCGGTGTCGCCCGTCACCACGATCAGCTCGTTGCGGATGCCGCCGATCGCAGCGTTCAACCCATCCCATTCCGTCTGCCACCCCGAGTCCGACGCCAGCGGGTCTGCCAGCAGCTCGTCGAAGGCCTCGCTCACGTGCACGATGCCCGTCCCGCCCATGCGCTTCGCCGCCGCCATCGCCTTGCGGATCTCGTCTGCCGCCGTGGGCCCGTAGTGCACCAGGCAGTCGTTGACGTCCTTTCGCGGGAGCTGCACTCGGTAGCACCGCCACGGGCCCAACTCCTCCGCGACCTTCCTGGCGCCATCCTCCCCGGGGTTCTTCCCGTCAGTCCTCGTCTCGTCCATCGCGTCGTTGTCGTACACGATCACGATGTTCTCGACGGCCTCGAGCTGCTCGCGCCACTCGTCGGGAAACGCACCTGCGCCTGCGCTAGCTGCCACCGCTGGCGAAAACCCGAGCTGCTCCAGGCTGATCGCATCGATCTCGGCCTCGCACAGGTACACGTGGCTGCCACCCGCTGCGATCGCGTCCGCATTCCACATGAGCGATGGCGCACCTGCAGGACTGCGGCGGAACCTCGAATCGTCCTTCGCCACGTTCCCGATGGCGCGCTCCTTCACGAGCGCGGGCTCGCCGTCGTGGTAGTACGGGATCGTGAGCCACCGCCGATCCTTCGGCTCCGGTCCGTCCTTGTGCAGACCGAGGTGGAAGCGCTCGACCGTCTCCCGTGTGAGCCCTCGCCCCTTCAGCGGTCCGCCACACGTCGCCAGCCACTCCAGCGCGGCTGGCGTCTCCAGTAGCAGCCGGTGCCACGCCTCCGGTCCATCGGCGTTGGCGAGCTTCGCCTTGGCGGTGGCCAAGCGCTGCACGTACTCCGCGGCCTTCGCCTTCTCGACCTTCCCCGGCGTGTAGCTGCCGATGTCGAGCACGTCGCCGATGGCCTTGCGCAGCGTCCAGATGTTGAGCCCCTGGCCCTTGCCACCTCCACCTGCACAGCCACCGCGGAAGCAGCGGAACGCCCCGCTGTCGAGGTTGAAGCTGCACGCCTTGTCGCTCACGTCACGGCTCTCGCCACCGCAGAGCGGGCACACCTTCAGCCACAGTTCACGGGCGGCCTCGAACAGCACCTCCCAGCCCTTCTCGGTGACCAGCGCGCGGACGTCGTGCTCAGCGTCGAAGTGCACGGGCCACCTCCGCTCCAGTTGCCACGGTACCGTCTGCATGAAGCACCTGTGTTCCATCGTCGCTGATCCGGTACCCCGCCGCCCTCAACTTGGCCATGCCGATGTCTCGGAAGCGCTCGACGTTGGACCGGCTGCGGAAGATCAGGTTCCACGCGATCATCGTTTCGTCTTCCGAGCGCTTGCGACCGTCCGACAGGGTTTTCTTGCTCTCTTCGTAGCACCCGATCACAGCCATCTTCGCTTCCATCAGCGTCGTGTCTTTCTTGGCCCTGGCATGGATGGTGCGCATGCGGTCTGACGAGAACTTCGTCCGCTCGCCCTTGCCAAAGTACGCACGCCACCGATCGAACAACTCAGTGGCGTCCTTCTCTGTGAACGCAGTAGCCGTCCAGCGTGTCTTCCTCTCGCCACGTTCAGCCGGTGCGTCGGCAGGTGATTCCGTGGCGTCAGCGGCAAGCGCGAGACTCCCCCCGCTCGCGGGGGGTAGGGGGGGTTGATCTGCGTCACGTCCCGTCACGTCCTGTCCCGTCCCGTCACGTCTCGTAGCAGGACAGTCCGCCCGCGTCCGGACTTGTCCGCCCTCGTCCGGACGTTCCGATCTGGATAGCTGCTTGCGTAGCGCGTCCGGATTCTGGTACTTGTCCCAGCCTGGAATTGTGGCCCCGCCT